CTCCACCCTCTCAGCCAAATCCAAGAGGGAACCAGGTGCGATGGCTTTGGGGGTCATGCTTCATCCTCGAATTGCTCGACGCCCCAATGCAGCTTGTGCAGATGGCGGTGCATCTCATCGGAGGCCTCATCCTCCTGCCACTCCGGTCCCCACTTCTCTCTGATCGAGAAGGTGCCGGACTTTCCGCGTGTCGCGCCCTCGTCGAGCCAGTTGTGCTCGAACGGCAACGAGAGCTTATTCAGGACCGCTGCCAGCCACGGATAAGGTGGTGCCCAAGCCGTCTCGAACCGTAATGTCAGCGTGTCAGCCGTCCGCTCAGTCGGCTTATGAGAATAGGCGTTCCACTTGGTGCCCCAGTTCTCGCGGTTCCAGTTGAGCCCGGTCCTGCCGAACGCCTTTTCATGTTTGGCGCCGGTATTGCCCATCCACATGTTGAGCGGCTCCGGCACCAGAACGCCGAAATCCACCTTCCCTTCTGCATCGCAGGTGGCTGCACAGATGGCCTCCTGCTGCGCTGCATCGACATTGCGGAAGATGAGTTCGTTGATGACGTGGTTCGGCATTATTCCCTCCCTCCAGACTCGTGGGTGTTGGGGAGAGATTGGGTTCGGGCTAGTTCAGCTTTGCCTACGTCCGTGATGCGATATCGTCGTTCGCCACGTGCCGGCTCTTGCGGGTAAGCATGTTCACCGCCTTCGATGAACTTGCCGCTCATCTTGTACGCAGCCGAGTTCTCAGGAGAGAAGAACTTGAAGACAGCGCCTTCCCGACCGCATTCCGCAATAGTGGTCAGCAGCGCCAGCGCGTCACCTGATATCGGCTCGCGCTCCTCGTAGAACTGGCAGGCCTTCTGGCCGGCGGTCGCATCGTAGAACGTGCGAAACTCTCTCATAAAATCATCGGCGAAGTCGCCGCTCGGGCGGAACGCATCACGGCGCCGCTCCTGCGATTTCGCGCAGTAGTGGATACGCCTCCAACTATCGCCCCAATATGCTCCACCGATATGCTGGCAGGAAGCACAGGTCCGAACGTCAGGCATCTGCTTCTCAACCATGGATGACTCCATTGGTGGCTTTGGTGATCACCGCTTCAAGGCGTTCGCGGCGCTCAATTAGGCGGGCAAGATCACTGCTGCTTTCGGCCCATCGGATATCTTGCTCTAGGTCGGCTAGCTCGGCCTCCAGCGCTGCCAGCATATCGTTCGACGCGGCGATCAGGCGGGCACGTTCCTCGCTCAGATGATCCGCAACCATCTGGCCGTGCTCGTCATAGACGATGCCCGAATATCCCTCGGACAACTGGTGGACCTCGTACGTCCACTCGGGAGTATGCTTATCCACGGATGTTCCCCTTGAGTGAGTGGGTGGCGATATCCCGTATCTCATTGGCTAAAGGCTTGGTGTTGCCTTCGAGCTTCGAGAGGATACGGGTAAGACCGTCTTCCATGCTGTGATACCGGGCGGTCTTAGCATCTCGGTAGCGCTTCTGGCGCTGGGCTTCTAGGCTGGGTTGGGTCATGCTCATGGTTCCATTTCATCAAGCACATCGTCCAAGGTGGACATGACCTCGCCCAGCGCGTCGATTTGATCTTGCAATGACACCCTGGCGACCTTGCTCATCTCAGAGCGCATCGTCGAAAGAGTGGAGCGCCATGCCACAAGCTGATCATATTCCGTGCTCATCTCTTCCTCCATCTGTTGACCCCTTATAACGTCACGACGTTACGTCTGTCAACAGCTAAATTGACCATCGAACTCCATGCTCTGCACCGAACGCGAATAACCACTCGATCAGTGTGCTCATCTGCGACTTGGTGAGGCGCGAGGATCGGAACCCAATCGGGAACGGCCGACCGTCAAGTCCTTCTTGGAACTGGCATTCCCACCCACAAGCGTTCATCGCAAGCGCTTTCCAATCGTCGACTGTATGACGTCTGCCGAGTGGTTTGGCGCGGGCGATATCCGACAGCATGGCGAACATCTTGCGCGACTGCTCATCAGAACGCTTCGGTTCGGCGATCTTGACGACGTAATCAGCCGGAGCCTTGTCGATGAGGCGCTTTGCTAGATCGCGCTGGGCGTCACCGCGAAGGATGACAACTTGGCTCATACCGAGATCTCCCGCTTAACTCGCTCGATCTCCTGACGTTTGCTATATCCAGAATAGCTTACCAAAGCAGATACGGTTCCCCTGGATATTCCAACTGCATCAGCTATTAGCCGAGCGCTAATCCCACTTTTGTATATCTCTATGATGGCAACCTTTTGCTCATCAGTCATAGCTCCACGGACTGTGTTAGTGGACTGCTGCTTCACGGTTGCCCATCTGCAATTTTCAGGAGAATATCCTAGATCTGGATTTATTCTATCTAGAGACATTCCCTTAGGACGATCTCCCATGTCTTCTAGGAAATTAGGGAAGGATCTAATCCATCTATCACAAACTTTTATGCCCCTTCCTCCGTATCTAGAGTACGAGGCATGATTAGGGCTAATGCATCTTTCCCTCATTCCTCTCCAAGAATTGTACGTTGGAGATAGACTTCTAGAACGAGCATGTCCGTGACCAAAACAAGCTCGGCATGAATTTATTCCCCTACCTGCATTCAGGCGCCCTCCGGGAATAAGTTGCCTATTACCGCAATCGCACTCGCAAAGCCAAAATCTACCTTTTTCCTTTGTGTTAACAGGCCGTTCAGATCGCTCAATAACCAACCAACAGCCGAACCTTCGTCCTTCAAGTTTCGAAATATCATCCATGTCAGAGCCCCAGTTTAGACCTATGCGGAGATTTACGAGAAAATTCGTCCGCAAGTTTCTTCATGTCTATACCGAACTCTGCCTCGAATGACAACTCTCCCACATCATGTTGCCGGTTATGGTGAAACCGGCACAAACTTATGCACCAGCGATCACTTGGCTTTATCCCCGTTCCACCGTCCGTACCGAGACGGACATGAGCGCATTCGATCGGCCGCTCTTCGCATCCCGGCACACAACAGTTGAAGCCGCGAACCCAAGCGCGATGAGCAGGACTCCTGCGCTTCTCATCAGCCTTGTGGCTGTTTCTATCGATGCGCTTGGGAAGCATCTACATCGTCCTTTCGCGTTCGAAGCTTTACCTGTGATAGATAGGATACCTCTGGCTGTCCCCGAAGGCGACGATTGCGGTTGATCTTGCCAAGCCGATAGCGTTCGCTTTTCGAATAAAGCGCTCTCTGATATGCGTTTGTGTCGCTCATCAGCCGGCGTCCAGAATGCCGGGGACATATCCGCCTTCCATGGCTTCAGCCATCACGGCGGTCTGACGCTCGGCGAGTTGCTGGGCAATGCCCTTCTCGATATCCACCGATCCTTCCCACCAGTCAGGGCGAACCTGTCGGATCTGATCGATAAGCGCCTTCTCGCTGGTGATCAGCGCATCAAGGCTGTCGGGATCAGGTGCGCGGTTCACTTCCATCATGAACGTCCGGACTGCCGCCTTGAGTGCGGTGGGGGTTTCATGCGGCATACCGTCGTAACGGATACGCTCCTTCGGTGCCGGCTTGGCCGCGCCGTTCGAACCTGGGGCGCGATTCTGCGTCGGGAGATTGCTCTGCGGGTGGCTGTCGCTATCGATCGATGCGCCTTCCCCAGTTGCGATCTTGAATAGCGAGCGGAGGAATTGCTTTTCCGCATAGGACTGAGCGGCGCCGAGGGCCTGAGAACCCATCGAAGCACGAACCATAGCCGTGCGGCGCAGGGGACCGTATGAAGAGCCATCGGCATGCGCAGTGAATGCGAACACCATCTTCAGCCAAGCATCCTTGCCATCGTTGATGACATCGAAGGATTCCTCGTCTGAGGAGATTACGAGCTTAGCCTTGGCCATCTCTGGACGGACAGCCTCTAGGAAGTCGTCGATGCTGGCAAAGTTATAATTGCCATGTTTATTCTTCTCGCCCTTGTTGAGCATCGGCACGCCAGCCATGACGGCGGCGATTGCTTCGGAGATTTTCGCGTCCATCGTCATATCCTCACAGTGCCAGCAGAAACATTGCGGCGATGATGATCAGAAATCCTAGCACCAATCCCGCCACAGCCTCTCGGCCATAGCCGTGTAAGACGTGGAACGGGGTTATAGGCTGGGAATAGCCACGGATCTCGGCCTGACGGCGGCGGACGAAGTCATCCTGATAGGGACTCATCAGAAGTCCCCCATCATGCGCGCGGCACGGGCCTCATCGGCATAGTCGCGTTCGATCTCTTCGGCGTCGATCCAATCCTGCATGCACAGATCGGCCAACTCGGATTCTGAGTAGAACCCAGCGTCGATCATCCATGTCATGTTGAACCGCGTACCAGCGACGTGCTCGATCTTCTCAATCTCGATCGTTGCCTCACATGGCGGGTAAACATCGGAGCCAGGATCGCCCGGCGTGGCATCATAGGTTATGACCACTTCGGCTTCGTGCTCACCACAGCCTGCAAGCTGGAAGATGAGCCATGTTTTCATGGTGCGGCTGGCCATCAGAAATCCTCCTCAAGGTCGCCAAAGCCATAGATGCTGTTCACCAGAGCCTCGAACTCGGCGGCAGACATGTTCGGATCGCTGTAGGCAAGCGCAATCCGCTCGCTCGGGATCATCGGAACCGACATGACGGGGATGATGACCGGAATGTCCGGAAGCCGCTCATAGATGTAGGTTGTCATGTCAGGCCTCCTCGATCTGCTTGTTGAGATCGGCGATCTCATCGCATGCGGTTTCGAGTTCGACTTCGAGGTCTATGATTTTCTCAACCATCTCATCAAATGAGAGATTGAAAAAATCGTCTCGGCGCTTTCGGATGGTATAAAAGTCCGCCATCACAAGCCCTCCATCTCGGAAACATCCACCGGCTTATGCCGCTTGGCATTCAGTTCGTTGATGGCGGATGCTATGACCTCTGCCGGACTTTCATCGTCACAGTTTAAGCTCATGCTGCTTCCGACAGTCACATCCGAGTGAGCGTATGCCCCGAAATAAACGGTCCCGTCAGTACGGCGGTAAGCGGTTACAGACAGAGCGGTCAGGTCATGCTCAGCGATGAGCGCGCGAAGCTGTTCGGTGAGGGTCATGTCAGATTTCCTTTCCAATGGCATTAGCATATGCCATGCGGATCTTGCGGAAAGCATCGCTATCAGTGCGTATTGCGTCTCCGTAGATGTAATTTCCGCCATGGTCATACCCTATGCATACGTCCATAGTTTCTTCTTGGAAGAGATCCTCTATGGCTTTCATCATATCGTCCGCGGCCGCGATCTTGTGCGCCTCCGCCTTCATATGCTCCGGAAGGGTTAACTGCACCTCTCCGCCTTCGGGATCGGGAACATAGACCAGCCATTTGCCGACCATGCTCCATGCGCAGCGCCACGCGCTCACTTGCCCATTCCTTCGTCGAATTTCGCCGAAGCGATGCGCGACTGCAGAGAGCGAGGGTCATGGCCGAACGAATCTTCGTCCGAGCACGAAGCCTCCTGCAGCATGTCGTGCAACTGATCGCACTCGAACAGGTCGAACGCTGCGCGGAGCAGGTCGGTCCACTCCGGGCACTCACCCAGCGCCGCGCCGGCAGCCGCCGCCAGCTCGTAGGCCTGAGCCGCACGGGCGAGGCTATGCGCCTTGATCATCTCATCGTGGCGACGCTGGATCAGCTTCTCGCCTACTCCGAGCTTGTGAAGAAGTTCCATGTCCATATCTGCCTCCTTGTTGAGATGCAGAATATGCCGCTACGGCAACTGTGTCAATCCGCAGTGAGAATTATTTTTCGAGGCGGAATAGGTCACCAGGGGCAATGAGAAGGGCGTTGGCGAGGTCGATTATATCGTCAACATTCGGCTTGCGCGCTCCAGATGCCCATTTGCTTAGCACTGGCTGATTGAATTTTTTCCCGCGAATCTCAGACATTCTCGCAGCTAGATCGCGCTGCTTCACGCCGCGCTCTGCCAGAATTTCCTTCAATGAGAATCGGTATGTCATAATTCTCAATGTACCGATCTCGGCTTGCCGCAGCGACATAAATTTATGGTTGCAAAGGTCTTCGATGTGGATCATGTTTGCCACTATGGCATTACCCCAAAAGGTCGTCAAGGAAGCCCTAATGCGCATTGGCATACCAAAAGGCAGTAACGGAATCTTCGAAAAGAGAGGGTTTGTTTACTTCCTAAGGGCTAAGGACGGATCTGGTCCAATTAAGATCGGGTTTTCCGTTCATTTAGAAAGCAGGGTCAAATCTGTTTCCTCTTCGATCAAGAAAGATCTAGAAATAATAGGAATTCTTGAAGGTTATATGTCCGATGAAGCATGGACGCATCAGAAATTCATAAATCATCGCCTAGACGGGGAATGGTTCTCACCAGTCGAGGAAATTATATCGTTCGCGAAAAGCGTCATAAATTTCCCAAGAAGGGCGTATCATCCACAATATGTTATGGCCCTTCTTTTCTACGAACTGATCGAAGAAGGCTATTCCCCATCGGTGATTTCAAAAGCATCTGATACTTCTGAGTCAAATTTACGCAACATCATGAGAAAATGGAATTTTCCCGTAAATAATAATGTAAAAGTCAGGTATCGCCGCAACGTAAGAGATTGCGTGATAAGCATCCGCAACATGCTCAAGAGGGCAGAAACTTACGAGCAAATCAAAGTGTTTTTCCCTAAAATTGAGGAGAAGTACCTTGCATATTCTGATTGATGTGATCGCGACCGGGGTTGCAGCGATTTCGATGATGGGGATCGCGCGTCAACGACAGATGCTGCTTGAGAAGCACATGCTGATCAGTGACCTGTGCGCCGATCGAGATGTGATCGAGACCGACCGCAAGCGTCTCTACAAGCTAAATTCCGAACTGAATGTTCTGGTCGAGCATCTCGATCGCGAATGTGACGACCTATCCGCCAAGGTGATCAAGTGGGTTCCGATCCGTTCCGATGGCGGCAAGTTCGGCCGGAAGGCCAACTGATGGCCGCGCCGTGGACCGATGCCGAGACCGATAGGCTGTGCGACTTGCGCAAACGCGGTCTGACATTCCTAGCCATTTCGAAGGCCATGGGAATGACCCGTTCGATGATCGCTGGGAAATGCCGGAGATTAGAGGGGAAAGGCAAGCTCTATAATATCAATTCTCATTCCTCACGTCCTCCCCTCTTTCACCGTCCGCCGGCGATCAATAAAATCTTCGCAGAGGAGAAGAGCAATGCACCCGTCCTTCGTCGTCACGCTGTCATTCGCGATGCTTGGCGCGTTCGCCGTCGCCTCGATGAACATGGCAAACGCATTCTTCGCCATGTGCGAGCAGATTGATCGCGAGGGAGACTGGCAATGACCGACTTCAGCGATCTGGAAGTGCGACTTAAATCGCTTCTCAAGGGCTCGTTTAGCAGCCTATCGATAGCTTTCAACGATGCAAACGCGCCTTCCTATATGACGGTTGGCGAAATGGTGGAATCCGGACACCTCGCAGATTGGGATACGCATGGATGGGTGTCCGAAGATGAGAGGAAGCGAGCGATTGCCTTAAACTCCATGTGGTCGGTTCAATGGTATCCACAAACGCCTATCGGATTCTGTGTCGTCCATGCTTCGAGCCTGACCGCCGCGCTCAATGCAGCATTGGAGGAAAACCAATGACCGGAGCTTTCATCGCAGGATTGTTGGCCTATAGCATGGGCGCAACGCTCCTTCTCATCCACCACATTCTGTTGAGCAATCATCACCGTCGTCTCTCGAATTCGCAGAGACTTCGCGCGGATATGCTGGAAACCCTTCTGCGCCGGAAAGAGCATCGTCTCTCCGGAAAAACCCAGAAACGCGACGCTATCGGTCGCTTTACCACGAAAGTCGGTTCATGATTGTAAGGCTTAATCCCAAGACCAATCGCATCACCTTGGAGCGCGTGAAGGTCGACCACAAGGCCGAACTAAAGCGCCACATGGCGTCTCTTCCGCGAACGACATTGCGTCTGTCGGATGATCATCTGTTCGGGGAGCATCGCTAATGGGTGCTCCTCCTCGTCCGATCGATCCAGGTTTCAAGGAATACGCCCTGACCCACGGCGTAGCAGAGACGAAACAGCACTTCTCGCTTGGCACAGGCACGATGCGGCGCTGGGTCATCGAATGCGGTATCGCCGATGAGATCACCGCCCGGCAGGGAAAGCCGGCGCAGTTACGGCCTATGCCCGAAGATTTCCCGATCTATGCGGGCAAGGAGACCAACGACAAGCTGCGCGATCGCTTTACCTGCGGTGAGGCACTCATTCTGCGCTGGCGGCGCGAGTGTGGCATCAAGTCACCCTCGAACGCCAAGGAGACCGGGGATGCACCTGCCAACTTCGTGGCTCTGGCCGCGAACCTCTATCGCTATGAGGCTGCCCAGCGCTTTGGGGTCAGTGGATACAAACTCGCCCGCTGGGTGCGTGAGACGGGCGCCAAGTTCAAGCAGCGCAAGCCCTACGGGGCAGTGCAACAGTCTCTCATTCCTCCGGCCGACGATTCCATGGCTGGACGCGCTGCCCAGCATCTACGGCGCCTGATGCCGGTCTACCAAGCCTCCATCCTCGACAAGAAACGTACCGGGCATGTCGTTGGGGGGCGTCACATGGAGACACAGGACATGATCACCATGGCGCAGAAACGGGGCTTCAATCCTCGCGGCTGGGAGGCTCTGTGACGTGATGCGGCACAAGGTCAATAAATTCTGCGCCAAGCGATCGCACTGTTCAATCGGCCATGAGCATAGCTCCATTGCTGAAGCCCGAAAGTGCAACGAACTCCGCCTGCTAGAACGCGCCGGGGAAATATCCCACCTCGAATTCGAACCTTTTTATGGCTTCGTCGTCGGAGGTGTCCAGCTAAAGCACGACAATGGCAGACGGGTTGGCATGAGGCCAGACTTCGCCTTTCGCGAGCGAAACGGAAAACCCGTGGTTCTCGATCTGAAAGGCGGACAGGCCACGCGCACAGAGGCCTATGTCCTTCGCCGCACGCTGTTCAAGGCGTTTTACCCAGACATCGAATTTAGGGAGGAAGGGTGATGACTGTTCGCACCACAACCAGGCTCTTCGCACCAGCGATCAAGGCAGCGAAATCGCTCGACTGGACCCATGCTCGCATCCGTCATTACGGAGACCGGGAAAACCGCAAGCGCTTCATTTGCTCTCTCTACAGCGCTGGACGGATCGACGTCAGTGCAAAGCTGATGCCGCTGGATCTGTATGTGGATGAGTGTTGAAAGGGGAAAGCAATGAGTTGGACACAAAGCGAAGCGATTGATCTTTGTCGCCAGATTGAGGCGATCTGTCCACCCTTTGGGTGCCATGTCGCACTGACGGGTGGTACCCTTTACAAAGAGGGTTCGCGCAAGGATCTGGATATCCTGTTCTACCGGATACGACAGGTCGATGTCATCGATTACGACGGCCTATTTGAGGCGCTATCGAAGATCGGTGTCGAGCGCGTGAACGGGTTTGGCTGGTGCATTAAGTGCGACAATTTCGGTCGTACCATCGATTGCTTCTTCCCGGAGGAAGGGGGCGAATACCCCGTTGCTGATCCTGACGATATGCCAGTGTTTGACGGCCTAGAGCCATACGAGGCTTGAGCAAAGATGAGTGCGGCTATTGCCAACCGCCGCACTCATCTCGGCGTGAAGATCAACGCACACCCATTGTGGACTGATTGCGCAACAAATCTATACGCTTGAAGGTAGTACTACTTTAGGGTATGTTTCCCCTAACCCCCAGCCCGGAGCCATGCTCTACGAACTGGGGGATCGGTGAAAACGGAGTGCCAGCTCCTGATCACCATGACGACGAAGGAAAATCACGGTGACTGACCCCTTAATACCCATAGTTCATTTCTGTTTCAAGGCTTCCGTTCTGTGAGCGCGAAACAGATCGGGTGGGCGTTGGCCCAAAAGACGGGATCGCTTGAAAAGCTGGTCCTCATTGTGCTCGCAGATCGCTCCGATGCCAATGGCTGGTCATTCATGGCGCAGGGCACAATTGCTGAACGCTGCGGATGTTCGCGCAAGACGGCTAGAACCGCATTGCAGACGTTGGAAGAGGGCGGATTTATACGTCGCGTCAGACGATCTATTGGCACCCTTCGGACCAGTGATCACATCCAAATAGGCCCCTCTTCCCGCTGGGTAAAAATTACCCAACCCATGGGGTCAAATTTACCCACGATTCCTACCTCTCCTAACGGAGTAGGTAAGGAAGAAGAAAATAGTGCTCGGCATGGGGGTGCCAAGATCCTGAGGTTCGCCAAGCCATGAGCGCCTACCTCATGATCAACCCTGATATTCTCAATGACCCAACTCTTCAGAGATTGCCTGCAAAGAAATTTCGCAAGCTGTTCCTAGAGGCATCGGCTGGAGCGAAGAATGATTTTTCTCGGTTCGTCAAAGGTCCATATTTTAGGTTGCCAACTAGGGAATGGCAGGCTGTCAGGGCTCTCGTTTTCGAGAGAGATAATTTTACCTGCACTTACTGCGGAACAGTGAATGGTCCCATGGAGTGCGACCATATCCATCCTGTGTCTAAGGGTGGATCTAGCGATATGAGCAATCTGACGACTGCCTGTTTTAAGTGCAATCGCTCAAAGCGATCCAAGACCGTCGACGAATGGCTGACAGGTAAGACCATTTGAAATGGATGAAGCCTTCTAACGGGGGATGAGATGAGATCACTGCGAACATACCAATCCAAAGCAATCGAGATGTGCCGAGACGCACTCCGCCGCCGCCGCAAGCGCATCATGTTGCAGTTATGCACTGGTGCAGGAAAGACCGTGATCGCCGCAGAGATCATCCGCATGGCCCGCGAGAAGCGGAAGCGGGTCTTGTTCATCGTGGATGCCATCTCTCTCATCGATCAGACGGTACAGCGTTTCGAAGAGCATGGCTTGGAAGACATCGGAGTAATCCAAGGGAGCCATTGGCGGACCAATTACAGCAAGCCGATCCAGGTGGCATCGGTGCAGACCTTGGCTCGTCGCAGCATTCCGGATTTCGATTTCGCGATCGTCGATGAAGCCCATGCCCAGTACAAAGCCATCCGGGATATGATGGACGAAAACCCGGAAAAGATTTTTATCGGCCTGTCTGCAACCCCTTGGAGCAAGGGTCTGGGCAACAGTTACGAAGAGCTTCTGGTGCCTGTTCGCATGCAAGAGCTGATCGATCAGGGATATCTCTCGCCGTTCAAGGTCTATGCTCCCTCTCATCCGGATTTGTCGAAAACCAAGGTCATTGCCGGCGATTACGACGAAGATGACCTAGCCCGCGTGATGGGCGACGAAACGCTTGTCGCCGACGTCGTGCAGACATGGAAGAATCTCGGGCAAGGCATGCCTACACTGTGCTTCTGCGTGGACCGTGCGCATGCCCGATTGATGGCAGATCGGTTCAACGAGGCTGGGGTTCCTTGCGGGTATATCGACGGAGAGACACCTGCCGAAGAACGTAGGGACATCGAACGCCAGTTGAACAACGGAGATATCCAGGTCGTTTCCAATGTCGGATGCCTGACTAAGGGCGTGGACTGGGCTATCGGATGTGTGATCCTGGCACGGCCTACCAAGTCAGCCTCGCTAGCTGTGCAGATGATTGGGCGCGGCCTAAGAGTGAACCCCGGCATCGGTGATTGTATCATTCTCGACCATACCGATACGGTTCTGCGCTTGGGGTTCCCGACAGACATTCACCGGGACGAAATGTGCACGGCCAAGAAAGGCGAGCGACAGAAGACCGAACTGCGCGCGGCCACTACGCCAGCAGAATGCCCGTCTTGCCACGCTCTGCGCTCCAACAAGGGCGCTCCATGCGCTTGTGGCCATGTGCCAAAGGATCGCACGTCAGACCTTCGTGAGGGCGCTGGGGCGCTGTCTCTGGTGCAGGGCGGCAAGCAGACGGAGGCGACGGTGAAGCGGGCCAAGCCCAAGCCGTCCGACAAGCTGCGTTTCTATCAGGAGTTGCTCGGCTACTGCCATCTGCACGGCAAGACGATGAGCTATGCACTGGCGACGTTCCGGAACCGGTTCAACGAATGGCCACACAAAAAGGATGGTGTCCAACCGGTCAATCCGTCACCTGAAACCCTGTCCTATATCCGTAGCCGGAACATTGCCTTCGCAAAGAGCCGACAAGCCAATGGTGCGCGATGAGCAAACCCGCATGGCATGCCTACGAGGAGAATGTGAAAACCTTCATCCCAAGGTTATCATCGGGACAGGAGTTGGAGCACCGCGCCAAGCTATTGTTGATGCGGGACAGGGCGAACACCAAGCGCGCAGAGGTCAAATGGCAGGCGGACCAGATCCTCTATACGATTTCCAGTCTGGTGACGGCCCATGCTCTTTCGACCAAGCCGTCTCCGGATGAAATCGGTACATTGTGGGACGTGGTATCGAAACTGTGGATGGCGGCGGGACTTTTGCAAACAAATGGTCCAGAATGAAAAACATTGGTGAAATTCCCGATATCGACAGGTGCGACATTCGCTTCCGCAATGGTCGCATTCGGCGTGGGATCGATCCGAAGGGATGGCGTTGGAAACCTTGGGATACTGGGCCATCTGACTTCGATATTGTCGACTATCAACCGACGAAGGATAATGCATGAAAATCACCCGCCCCACAGACAGAATGACCCGTATAGAGCATGAGGGAAGAACCTTCTCTATCGCCGGGAAGTGGACGAACGAAGAGATACGCAAGGCAATGAAGGCGAAACTCGCGGAGCCGAAAACGCATCCGCTGATAGGAGAATGATGATGCATTGGCCGCAAATCACGATGATAGTGTTGATCACCCTTGGGACCGTTAAGCGCATCGTCAGGCGCACGAACGGCGGCTCAAATGCTGAGCGCATCGCCGCTGCAATCGGCTGCCTGACGTACCCAGGTTCCATGATCGGTATTCTCTACGCAGGAGGGTTTTTCGGATGACCGATACATCAAAACTCCTCGATAAGGGCGAGCGTCAGATGTACGAATGGATGTGCCGTCTTGTGCGGGATATGGCTGGCAGAGGCGCGACGATTGCCTCTTACTATGTAGATGCAGATTATAGCCGCGCTCGTGAGATCGTGGATTTTCTGCCGAAACCGGTCGATCCCGATCTGATCGAAGCACGGGAAATCTGCACTCGCGACGCTTGTTACACGCAACGGATGGCCGAAGCCGTTCGTGATGGTGATTACGATGGAACATCGACTGTTAGAAATATTCTCTCCGCCATCAAGCGCGGCCGAGAACTTGAGAGGGATGGAAAGTGACCAAGATCGATGATGCACTGGTCGAACGGATGACGGTTCTCATCAGGGCTTGGGCTCACGATGAGAGCTATTATCCATTCCGTGGCTATGGAGAAACCATTGACGAGGCTAAGGCGGTTTCCGCCCTCCTTCCGGAACCGGTTGATCCAGACCTAGTAGAAGCCCGAACACTGGCGTGGGAGCACAGTGATTGTAAAAAGAGCTATTCCCAATCCTTCGTCATGGATGGTCGAGCCGATAACGGAACGGCGGTCAAGGCCATGCTTGCCGCCATCAAGCGCGGCCGAGAGATGCAGAAGGATGGGAAGTGACGATGAGATGCGATGAATGCCGCTGGTGGAAGCCGCACGAGCAGAAGGAGATTCCCTGGGTTTTCCCTAAGCCAGAGGGTTGGCTTTCAATTTTCGATTACGCCAGAACCCGTTGCCATTATGACAGCTTGGACAGAGTGAAGGAGGTGGAAACCTACAACATCTCCGGGCAATGCTGCTACAGCAGAGAAACGCACACGAAACTCAGGGATGATTTCTGCCGGTTTCACGAACCAGATGCGTGACCACCTAACTCAAAAGTGGTAGACTGACCACATGACCATCGCATCCATAAACGACTGGATAGCCATCCGCATCACGAATGCGGTGGGTACGATGTGGTGCACATATGCCTTTGCTGGTCTCGCACTGGTGAGCCTTCCCGAAGCTATCAAGGGCGGAACTGGTCCGTTGATCGCTTGGACCGCGCAAACTTTCCTCCAGCTGATATTACTTCCGATTATCCTCGTGGGTCAGAACCTCGGAGGACAATCCGCAGAGCGCCGAGCCCAGACCGATCACGAAGCCATCATGGAAGAGCTAGACCTACTCAAGGGGCTGCACGTTGAAATCCATGCTGCGCTCGGGATAGAGATGGTGTCCTGTGGTGTTTCGGTGACACATTGAGGAAAACGACATGCTGATATCCTCATCGTTCGAAATGGACGGTCCATGCCACGCAGAGGGAGAACTTTATCCTGATGGCTGCGTGCGCTTGACGAAGATCAATCGGAAGCGCGGGAATTACTACGAGATGGTCCGCATCTCCGAAGGCTGCAAGCCAACCGAAATTGCCCATAAAAGCCTTTTAGATCAGAACGCTGATATTATCAAAATCACCCGAGAGCAGTGCGCGCTGATGAACGCGGAACGTCTCGAATGGTCTAGGAAAAACCCGTGAACAACGCGCTGACATCAGGACTGCGGCCCATCCATCCGGGAGAGATCCTACGAGAGGACGTTCTGCCCTACCTAGGCATGAAGGACACAGAAATCGCTCTGCGCTTAGGCATATCGCGCCAGACGCTCGACGAAATCCTCCACTGCGAACGACCCATCACACCATGGAGAGCCGAACGCATCGGTAAACTCACGATCACCAGTCCGGAATCATGGACCCGTATGCAGCAGAACTACGACAAATCGAAAGGCGATGAGAAATGACAACGCCATTGGAATTCGATGGGCCGAAAAACTTTCACGTCTTCGGTAACATCTACACGTCAATAACGACCGACAGAGAAACCGGATATTCCGATGCGCAAAACGCGCGGGAGGCACTGGACTGGCTTGTTCAGGAATTCATAAAAGGTGCCGATCAGATCGCTTGGCGCGTCCGTCCTGAAGTTTGGATGGACGACAAAATGCGGTGGTTCGGTTACGCTCGTCTTGCTGTCTGGCCTGACAAAGACCATGGAAAATCCGCCTGAACTGAGGTAATCTACCAACAAGGAGAATGACATGATTATCACTGCGCAATTTAAGGATGGCGACCTCTATTACGTACAGGGAGAGATTTCGGTCGGGGGCAGCGTCTGGATGCACAAGGTCGCTAAGATGGCCAAATGCGATTACCAATTGCTGCTCATAAAGCCCAAAGAGCCACTTTTCGTTAAGGCGTTCCAAGCACTCAAGGATAAAAATAAGGGACTTATCCGGCGCGTCCGCTCTGATAACGATAAACTCGTATCCGATCTCAACAAGGTACTCTAGAAAATCCACCTCGTCTGAGGTAATCTCCGGACATGGCTACAAACCCACAGATCGATGAGTACGAGGCGCCCAAAAGCCGCTGGAACTGCCGAGCGCCCTATGACGAAGAGCAAGCAGACGAGATATGCCTCCGCCTCGTCATGGGCCAAAGCCTGACATCCATCTGCAAAGACAGCCATCTCCCAAACATCCAGACGGTCTATCATTGGAGAAGGGAAAATCCCGTATTCGCGGAGCGTTACGCACGCGCCCGCGAGGATCAAGCCGATACAAACGCTGACGAAATCAACGATGTGCGCGGGAAGGTCGCATCTGGCGAGCTTGATCCTGCAGCCGGCCGGGTCATCATCGACGCTCTGAAGTGGGAAGCCGGCAAGCGAAAAGCCAAGGTCTACGGCGATTCCACGATGCTCAAGCACGCGAACGCAGACGGCGAGACGCTGCGCTCGGCGATCGATCCGACGCTTCTGTCTCCAGACGAACGCGACACTCTACGCCAGCTCATCCTGGCATCCCAACAGCGCGCATTAGCTCCCCCGGAAGAGGCGGAATACGAGGAGATCAGCGATGTTGAGGAAGAGTGACGTGTTGTGGCTGCTGCAGCGGTTGCACCTGGTCAAGCGCAAGCCAGTGCCGCGCCCGGTTCAGGTGATTTGGGGCGGCTGGACGGATGACGAAGCGTCCAATTGATCGGGGTTGATACCAATATGCCGGGTCTGTATAAGCATATTGATGGATCATAGGGAATTTAAGCGTCTTCAGGGCCACATTGGCTGCAGCGGATCGCAGCTTGCCGAGTGGCTTGGGGTCACACAGCTGACCGTTACGAGATGGAGGACCGGCCGCATTGCGGTTCCAGGTCCCGTGTCGTTAGCGATGAAGGCTCTCGCTTCAGGATTTCGTCCGTGAACATGGCGCTTGACATGATCCCATGTGTTACGTAACACAAGGCATCAACGATAGGACAACAGACATGCTTCTCACCATTGCCGCCGCCAGCTTCGCGCTCTCCTTCTTCCTCCTCGGCAAGCTGTGGAACGGGATCGAGGAGGCGGTTGCACGTAACAGCGTAGAGGATCTTCGGCCGCGCTATCGGTCTTGGGATCGCCGGGCGGGTCGCTGAGATAGACACAGGGAGACATATTGTGACGCTTGATATCACTGCACAACAGGCTTTCGAGCGCTATGGCGATGCACTCCGCAACGGGTGGCTTCGTCAGGCGATGTGGAACGGCGAAGAGGATGGACGGCGCGTTGCCTGCGCGCTGGGCGTTATTAATCCGAATCTTACATCGCCGCGAGATTGTCCAGCGTCGGTTATGCCCAAGTGGCTCGCGCGTATGGTCCCGTGGCTGTTTGACGGCCAGACCAAGGAAGACGCATTCGATTGGGGCGAGAAGTTCTATGCCCAGCTTGCACGCTTGAATGGCGAAGTTCCGTTTGAGGTGGTTTACGATTGGCACGCGAATTACTCGTGGCAGATGGGTATCGAAGCGGCTGAGAAACTTGGTCGTGATCCGTCTGCGGCGAAGACGATTCAAGACCTCCACAAGCGCGCGATGAGGGGGGACAGGGCCGATCGGGGTACTTGGTATAAGGCTCTGCGAAACGCCTACGCCTACGCCTACGCCTACGCCGACGCCGACGCCTACGCCGACGCCGACGCCTACGCCTACGCCTACGCCGACGCCGACGCCTACGCCTACGCCGACGCCGACGCCGACGCCTACGCCTACGCCGACGCCTACGCCTACGCCTACGCCGACGCCGACGCCGACGCCTACGCCGACGCCAGAAAGAAGGCTATCAATCGCCTTGCTATGGGTCTGGTTGAATGTCTTGAGAGGGTGAAGGCATGACCACCATCACCAAAACCGATCGAGAATATCGTGGCTGGTCGATCAGCTATGATCCTCCACCGATCCCGTGGCGCGGTGCCGACTACCGCGCGCAGCATCCCGATTACGATGCAAGTTATGAAGGCCCAGAAGATGGCTGGGTCAGCAACGGGAAGAGTGTCGAGGCTGCATCTATCGACGAGCTTATGCGCGAGATTGATGCATGGATTGAGGAGAATGAGGGGTGAGTGATCTATCGGGCGCGATTCGTCGCACTAAGTTCGCGCTGGATATGGGCATGCATGGTCCAAAAATGGATGCCGATCTTCGCGCGCTCCTAACTGAGATCGAACACAGCGAGCGCGTCATCGTCGGCCTGAACAAGCAGCTTACAGAGCAATTCGAGTTGAGCTCCAAGTTCGCAGCCGAACTTACCGCTGCGAGAGAGGCGCTGACATGGATAGCCGAGAACGATCAGAGTGGCCCCATGCTCTTCGTGGATGACGGAAAAGGGCGCTCTGTACCGTGGCGCAATGGCGGAGGTGAGATTGCCGCCCGAGCCCGCGCCGCTCTCCGCTCTGGGGAGAAGTCCGATGGGTAAGGTGGCTATGATCCAGTCCGCTCGATCCGCAGCCTTTGCTGCGCTTCTTGCCGCAGGGTTTGATGTTGTCCGTGTGGATGAGAGCCAGACCATTCCTGAGCAGCCGCCGAAGCCAGAGCCTGCACCGCTCCCACCGCCGACCATGACCCGCCAACAGCGTCGCTATGCCGAGCGCCAAGCATTCAAGAGGCTTCCGAAGTGACTGACACAAAACCCTATCGGAATATGGTTGAAGCGACGCAGGCCGACAGGGACGCGGCGGCAGGAACTATGGACGGAGAGTGGGCTGATCCCCACGGCGCTCGGATGATCCGTGAGGGAAAATGGGACAATCATCATATCGTCCAAGCCTTTGCCATGCACCGTCTCAGAGAATATGCGCGGGGGACCGAAGATTCGGCAAAATGCGTGGACAGTTATCTTATGATCGCGACTGGCCTTCCGGTCGAAAAGGTCGTCGAGCTAACAACCGCCATCCGCGATCTATCCCAGCGCTTCCCCAAGACAATGGATCGCCTATCCCAATCTGAGCAGGAAGATCGCTCTTGATGACCAACGCCGAACGCCAAGCAGCATTCCGCAAGCGCCAGGTCCAGAGAGAAGAGAGGATGCGTCTTGCGTTACGGAACATCCTTGCTAGATTAGAGGGGAATGACAAATCGATCGCGGTAGAGATACGGGCAATGGCTAAAGAGGGATTGGGGGAACGCGATGCAGTGCCAAGCCTATAGGAAGTTTCTCGACCCGCTCACAGCTCATGCGGGTTATGAAAAATATCTGAACAAGCGCGTTACCAAGGCTCAACGGGCGCGCAAGGATTGGCGGAAATGCATGCGAGCGGCAACGCATGGCGATCTCTGTAAGCAGCATGCCGCCTTGCAGATGATCGAGGATCTCTACAGACAGAAAACCGCAGGCGATTTCCCGCTAGACCCAGATCGGATTACGTCATGCACATAATTCTGCTACTCCTCTTCATTCTAATCTTTTTCCCGAGGCTGAAAGGTTAACAATGACCGAGAATGAAATCCGCATGGCGTGCCTGTCTATCGCTGCCAACAGCTTTCCCCATGTCATGTCGGCCGATAAGGTCCTTGAGGCTGCCGATGCGTTCGCCAATTTCGTGATTGGACCGCATACCAGCATCGAAGAAACTCATGATGCTTTCGCTGATTTCAACGTAGAGGAAGACTGATGCCCGCACTCGCAGACATCGAAAACGCCGTAACGGCGCAGAACACGGTGATCGATAGCGTCGCTGTGCTGCTCAACCATCTGACGGACCAGATCGCGGCGGCCAATCGCTCGGGCGATAGCGATACGATCGCACGCATCATCGGAGAGATCCAGGATGGCACGGCGCGCCTGACCACGGCTGTGACGGCCAACACGCCTGGCGGTCCTGCGGTGGTGACGCCGCTTCCGGTTGCTGCGGCACCTGATCCTGTTGTTGCGCCGCTGCCTGTGGAAGCGGGAGTGAAGGATACGCTTGCGCCTACGGCTGATGAGATGGCAGCGAATACGCTGAATTATGGGCATGTACGACCAGTGTACGTCTCATCGGATCCTGTGGATACATCGGTGGAAACTCCTCCTGCACTCGTGCAGATCACAGATACCACGCCTTCGAACGTTCCGCCGGTTGTGGATAACATTGTGGACACTCCTCCGGCAGAATGATCGGTTCGCTGGCATGAGCGACGTAAGGGGATGGCTTGACCGCTGTCCCCTTTTCCCCACATTGAGCGCATGAAATTTAACGACATACAGATTGATCCGATTGAGCAGTTGCGCTTGCTCGACCGCGTGGACTGCGAGGACAGCCTCTACCTCTTCCTCAAGAGCGCGTGGAAGTACATCGACACCAGCACATGGCAGGATGGCTGGGCTATCCAGGCAGTCGCCGAGCACCTTGAGGCGGTCTGTGATGGATCTATCCGCAAGCTCTGCATAAACATCCCACCAAGGCACTCGAAAAGCTCTCTCGTTTCCGTCGCCTATCCTGCATGGACATGGGCACAGCGTCACAAAGGGCACACCTCAGGGCCAAATGTCCGTTTTCTCGTGGCGTCTTACGCGCAACAGCTCGTCTTACGTGATAGCGTCCGCTGTCGCCGTCTGATCGAAAGCCCGTGGTATCAAAAGCTATGGGGTAGTGAGTTCAGCCTGACTGGTGATCAGAACACCAAATCGCGCTTCTCGAATGACAAGGGTGGCGAACGTCTCATCACTTCTGTAGGTGCTGCCGTTACCGGAGAAGGTGGGGACGTACTTTTAATTGACGATCCGAACGCAGCGCAGGAAGCGTTCAGTGAAGCTTCGACGATAGCTACTATCGAATGGTGGGATGGAGCCATGTCTACGCGTCTCAACGATGCTAGGCGTGGTGCCTATGTGCTGATCCAGCAGCGCCTATCCGAGATGGATCTAACTGGGCATATTCAGGAAAAGCAAAGCGACGGATGGGATTTCCTCGTCCTGCCGGCTGAATATGAGCCTGACCGTAAATGCTATACGTCGATAGGCTGGGAAGACCCACGCACCAAGGAGGGCGAACTCCTCTGGCCTGAGCGCTTCGGCCCAGATGAGATGAAGGGATACAAGTCCATCCTCGGGCCCTTCGGCTTCGCGGGTCAAATGCAGCAAAGGCCAGAGCCTGCTGGTGGCGGTATCATCAAGCGCGAGTACTGGCAGACTTGGGATTCTGCCGAATATCCGCCGATGGATTATATTCTAGCAACGGTGGACACGGCCTACACAGAGAAGACCGAGAACGATCCTTCGGCCATGACTGTATGGGGCGTATTCAGTGAGGACGTCACAGGCTCAGTAAATCGCATCTTGGACGCTGATGGCCGCCCGATGTATGCGGAGCGTGCATCCTACCTTCATGCTCCGAAGGTCATGCTGATGTATGCATGGACAGAACGATTGGAATTCCACCAGCTTGTCGAGAAGGTCGCCATAACGGCAAAGCGTCTCAAGGTGGACAAATTGCTGATTGAGGCGAAGGCGAGCGGAATATCTGTCGCACAGGAGATACGTCGCCTCTATTCCCACGAGGGATTTGGCGTGCAGCTGGTTAACCCAGGTGCGCTCGATAAGGTGGCACGTTTGCATTCGGTCCAACATATCTTCGCCGACCTGATCGTCCATGCTCCCAACAAGGAGTGGGCAGAAACCACGATCACGCAGGTCGCTCAATTCCCCAAGGGGCGCCATGACGACCTTGTGGACTGTACCTCCATGGCCGTTCGTCACTTGCGCGATATAGGAATGTTGACCCGCGCCCCTGAACGGCAATCGGAACTGGACGAGAGTTTGCGATTTAGGGGTAATGAGGGTAAACAAGCGCTGTATCCGACCTGAGGGGTGACATGGCCAGAATTGCCCAAACCGTAATCACATGGCTCGCTCGTCAGTCCATGCGTCTCACTATCGCTACACATATCAAGCGCGCTAAGGCATCCGGCGAGTGGTCCGAAAAGTTTGAACAGTTCCTGCGTTCGGAGATGCAGGCCTATTATCATCACTGTCTCGACTGTGCCTCTCACTACTACAGCGAAGTCGAGATCGTATCCGATCGTCTAGCGCGTCGCTATGATCCCGGCATGGCTCTCAATGAGGCGACCGAACGCGCCCTTGCCAAAAAGCGCGAGGACAGCACGACGAGGGAAATCCAGCCGCTCACGCAGGCCCAGATGAAGGCTCTGGAATTCCAGAAGGCCTATCTCAAGAACATCGTCAGGAATAGCTGATGGAGACCCAAACGCATCTCCCGGCTGGAGTTGAACTTCAAGGCATATGGGGGAATTGTCCTGTCCAAGCTGAGGGAACTGTTGACGGCCAACAGTTCTATTTTCGCGCCCGGGGAGATGCATGGGCATTGGAAATTGGACCGGAGGAAGATTGGTTCACCGATAAAGCATGGCGGTATCAGCAAGATTACGGATCATGGCCGGATGCTGGGTGGATGAACGATGATGAGGCGTTGATTTTCATATCGAAAGCGATCAATCGCTATCGCAACGAAAAGCAGGGTGGATAATGGCGACGCAGCCTCCATTTGAAGTTGAGATTGATGATGGAGAGCCTTCCATCCGCCCTGTCACGGACGATAGTGGAAACGTGATCGAACTCCGGCACTCAGACGGATCGATCACTGTCTCGCTCAGCGATCAGCCCCTAGAGCGGGCCAGCAACGATAATCCGATCAACTGGTTCGACAATCTCGCCGAGAAAATCCCCGAGACCGAACTGTCGTCGATCGCGAATGACCTCATTCGTGGCATTGAGGACGACATTCAGAGCCGCACTGAATGGGTCGATTCACGTGCTCAAGGAATGAGATTGCTCGGCCTCAAGCTGGAACTACCTGGCCTACAGGGGGAGACAGATGGCGCACCGATTGAGGGGATGTCCAAGGTTCGTCATCCTCTGCTACTTGAGGCCGTTCTACGCTTTCAAGCCAATGCGCGCTCCGAACTTCTCCCCACCGATGGTCCGATCAAAATCCGTAACGACGACAACAACGCGACGCTGCAGGAAGACCAGCTTGCCAATGCGCTTGAGCGGGATCTCAATCACTACCTGACCAGCACGGCGAGCGAATATTACCCCGATACCGATCGCATGCTCCTCATGCTGGGCTTTGGGGGCACGGCGTTCAAAAAGGTCTATTTCTGCCCGCTACGGTCAAGGCCTGTCTCTGAGACGGTCGACGCCAACGACCTGATCGTCAACAATGAGGCAACCGACCTCGCCAACGCCAAGCGGATCACGCATCGGATCATGATGCGGCCGTCTGTCGTGAGACGGATGCAGATCCTTGATGTCTATCGGGACGTGATGCTGGGCGATCCGCTCGCGCCCCAAAGCGATGCGGTGCAGGACGAGAAGAAGGCTCAACAGGGCCTCGCTTCGGTATCGATGAACCCGACCGATCGGGACCGCGAGATTTACGAATGCTATTGCGAACTCGACATTCCGGGTTTCGAGCACAAATATAAGGGAAAGATCAGCGGCCTGTCGGTTCCCTATCGGGTGACGATCGATGTCTCGTCGAAACAGATCCTCTCGATTGTCCGGAACTACAACGAGGACAGCAAAGAGCTTCCGATTGCCCGGAAGTGGTTCGTCAAGTTCACCTTCGTTCCAGGTTTCGGCTTTTACGATATCGGGCTCCTCCACATTCTTGGCAACACGACCAATGCGGTAACGGCGGCTTGGCGGGAATTGCTGGACAGTGGCATGTATGCCAACTTCCCCGGCTTCCTCGTGGCGAAGGCGGCATCGCGGCAGAATACCAGCATCTTTCGCGTTCCTCCGGGTGGTGGCGCGCAGATCGAAACCAACGGCATGCCGATCAATCAAGCGGTTATGCCACTGCCGTATAATGCACAGGCAATGGCACCGCTGATGCAGTTGGTCGAGAACATGGCCGAGACAGGCCAGAGGATCGGCGGAACCAGCGAATTACAGGTGGGCGAAGGTCGGGCAGACGCTCCGGTAGGCACAACCTTGGCGATGATCGATCAGGCTGTGAAGGTGCTGAATTCGGTGCACAAGCGCATGCATGCGGCACAGGCCGAAGAGTTCCGGCTGTTGACCGGCATCTTCTCCGAGCATCCCGAGAGTTTTTGGGAGCGCAATTCCAAGCCGACGACACAGTGGGATCAGGAGACGTTCCTCAAGGCATTGGACGATTACGACCTGACCCCACAGGCTGACCCGAACACCGCCAGCCACACCCAGCGCGTGATGAAGATCATGGGGCTCAAGCAGTTACAGCAAGGCAATCCTGAGCTGTATGACCCGCTCGCGGTCGACACGGCGGCACTTCAAGCGTTGGGATGGAGCAACCCGCAGCAGTTCTTCGTCCCGCAGAACACGCCGAAGCCGCCACCTCCTGAAGTCATGAAGGATATGGCAGCGGCGCAAACGGCGGGTAAGACGGCGGATGCTCGCATGCTGGACGCTCAATCGCGGATGGCCGAAACACAGGCCAAGATCAAGGATGGGTTCTTCTCCAAGGGCGGAGACAAGGGGCCGACATCGACGGACGAAATCCAGGCTCATGCTGATCTTCTCGACGCTGAAACCAACAGAGCAAAGTTGGGGCTCGAAACGCATCAGTCGCATGTCGAAGATGCCAATCGTGATCTCGATCGGCAGAGCGAAGAGCGCAAGGCGGCGATGGAAGTGATCAAGGAAGTGATCGCGCATCCGGAGGGCCTTGGTGTTGCAGGTCCGATCGTTAAGCCGCTAGAAAAGACGATTACCGATAAGGACACAAAATGACCGATGAGAAGACTGGTTACAAAATAACCATCACCATCACAGATCCTGAAAACAAAGAGTTCTGCGCTCTAGGCGGATACGCGTTGGACGGCAGCGCTGACGAAATCAGGCATACCCTTTTCGTGATGACACACGCGATAACTCAGAGCATAGAAAATGCCGGGCGATCCGCTATTTTTCTGAAAACGGTTCTTACTGGCACCAAGACTATCTGAAATGACCGATGAGTTCCCTCGCTGGCTGGGCATGATCCTCACTATCGCCGGAATGGCGCCCGCTATTGGCGTGAGCCTATATTTTGCGGTTCTGGCGATGCGAGGTGAGATTGTATTCATGCCGCCGATGACCGCTAGTGAAGGCAGAGGCCGAACGCCTGAACAAGGCGGTTGATCCAGCCCTGACCGGATGATTGCAGTGCCTACCTCTTTAGAGTAAGTAATCACATCTCTTTGGAGGGTTGCAATGTCGGAACTTTCGCGAACCGCTCGCCGAAACATGCGTGAAAAGGCGCGCAAGCTCGTAGGAAGCGAGGTCGGAAAGGTCGATGCGTCCGACTATGGCCCCGAAGAAGTGCTGGATGCCGATGTAAAGACCGGCCTTCGTCCTCTGTCCCGCCGCCAGTATCGCAAGGGCGGTAAGGTGATGGGTGTCGATGGCAAGGAAGCCAAGCACCACGCGGGTAGGAAGCCGCGCAAATCCGGTGGTGGCATCGGTACGGAATTCGTCAACCGCGACGTTCGGGAAGCGAATGAGAAGCGCGACGGCACCAAGCATGTCGGCGGCTTCAAGAAGGGCGGACGCGCAAAGCGTGACGTGGGCGGTGAAGTTCCTTCCACCCGCTTCAACTTCACGCCGACCGAAAGCCGCATGGACAAGGCTGCTGGTCTCAAGACTGGCGGTGCTGCCCATGGTGATGAGAAGGAAGATCGCGCGCTCATCAAGAAGATGGTAAAGGCCAAGGATCTGACGGGCCGCAAGGATGGCGGCTCGCTCGACGGCGAGATGCAGGGCACCCGTCCGACTGGTGGACGCCTCGCCCGCAAGGATGGTGGCGGAAACTGGATCGCCGAAGCCACGAAGAACAAGGGCGCTCTCCATCGCGAACTTGGCGTCAAGGAAGGTGAGAAGATCCCGGCGAAGAAACTCGCCAAGGCCGAGCACAGCAAGAATCCGCTGGAGCGCAAGCGGGCCAATCTCGCGGAGACGCTGAAGGGTCTGCACCGCGCCACGGGCGGACGTACCGGCAAGGGCAAGACCGACATCAACATCATTATCGGCACGGGCTCGAAGCCCGATGGCATGCAGCCTCCTCTAGGTGCTGCGCCGACTGGCCCCAACGCACAGATGCCGGGGACACCCGTTCCGGTCCCGATGCCGCCCGCTGGTGGTCCGGGTCTGGGTTCCGCTCCGGGCATGCCGCCTGTCCCTCCGCCGATGCAACGCAAGCGTGGTGGCCGAGCCTATCCGATGGATGCCGGTGCTGGTTCTGGAGAAGGTCGGCTTGAGAAGTTTGGATGGTATGGGCGTTCACAGGAAAAATAAGCATGACTGAGGATGAAAAGAGAGAATTGCGCCTAGAGGACATAAAGCGGTTATGGGAGGCAATTTCTCAAGAATGGCTTGATAGGAAACTCAAGGATGGAACCGAGAAATGGTCTGGTCTGTCCATTCGTCCTGTGAAGCTTGGTGACGATAGATCCAAGCATCCCATGTCCCAGTATGGTGTGGAAATTATCGTAGAAAACGTCGATGGGACTGAATTTTGTGACTGCATATCGTTTGCGACGATGCATCACATTATGATGGGCGTCATTCCGTGGGTCACGTTTAGCCACGAGTCTTCCATAGGACAAGCGTGGGGAAGTTTGATCGGCAAGGTAAACTGGACTGATGCTTGAACGCTACGAACAGGCTCTCCGCAAGATCATAGACGAGGAGATCGAACGCGAGAAAGACGGACTGGCGACGGGGGCAGCGGTTGATTACGCTGATTACCGTCGCCGGGTTGGCAATCTGGAAGCTCTGGCCAAGGTTCTGGATTTCATGGATATGGCTAGAACAGATACGTTCAAAGACTGACAGGAGACTTACGTTTGGTTAGCATAGTGCCGCCTCGCTTTTACGTGTACGAACACATCCGCACTGATACGGGCGAAGTGTTCTACGTTGGCAAGGGCATGGGCTATCGGGCTTGGGATAAGATCGGAAGAAATCGGTATCACAAACGCATTCAGGAAAAGCTAAGGCGCACTGGATATCACTTCGACGTTCATATTATTTTTGATGACCTAACCGAGAATTTTGCCCATAGGTTTGAAATCGAGAGAATACGCTGGTGGAAGTCCATGGGCCTCTGCCGTCCCAATATCGCACTAGGTGGACAAGGTTCCACCGGGATGAAACACACAGAAGAGACTAAGGCTATCCTCAGAGAGAGGAGTAGTGGCCGTGTTGCATCACCAGAGACAAGAGCCGCTATCAGCAGATCCAATCGCGGGAAAAATACAGCTCCAAAATCGGAAGCTCACAAGGAAAAACTGAGCAATGCCCTCAAGGGTAGGCCGGTTGGTCCACCGTCAGAAACCCATAGGAGGAGAATTAGTGAGGCCCTTACTGGCCATCCTTCTTATAAGGCTACGAGAACTGGAAAATTCGGTAAGCGCATAGTCTGCTTGACGGATGGGCGGGAGTGGCCAAATGCTAGAACGGCTGCTGCCCATTATGGTATTGGCCATCGTCTAATATCGCTTGTCCTCACTGGCCACAGAAAGAGAACTGGCGGAATGGAATTTAAATTTCTATCAAAGATGGAGGAATAGAAAAATATGCCGCACCTAATTATGGATCATGAGGTTCCGCCTGCCGAAGATATCTTCAACAGGCTCGGAGATATCTCAGAAATGGAGGCGTTCCATAACAACGTTATCGTTGCCGTTTA